AAAACGAAATTAATGCCAGATATTTTTAAAACTTTTATTTTGCCAGTCTTAGCCATGTGATATGTCCACTGGGTTGTTTTGCTATTCTTTTTAGCATACTCGCTAAAGCTAATCAATTTGGAAATGTCTATTTTCATGCTCAAATATATTATAAATTTTACAAATTACAAATAACAAGGTTTCTGGCCTCGTATTTTTTTAAATAAACTGACTGGTCAATGTCATCGTGTTTAACTGAGACAAGTGCCTTGTTGCCCATGCCATAATAATATGCAGCCAAACGAATAACAAAAGACCTTTGTACATTAAATTTAGCCGCAGTTATTTTGACGCTATTATTCTCAGCTATCAAAGACTCAATTATTTTAGCGTTGCGCTCCATATTGTTTGACATAAAAGGATGTTTGGTCTGCGATTACTTTAATTGCGTCAATGCGGTCATATAATGACTCCAAATACTTATTGAGTTCGTCAATGTCTTCGGTTATTTTGTAGCCGTTAGACGATGCGATAATGTTTGGAGCGGTTGTGCGTCTCAAATAGTTCATTATCACTCGGATTCTGGAGTCGGCCAAATCAAACTCGGTGTCATTACCAGAGCGCTCAAAGATTAATTTCCTCAATTGCTTGTTAGTGTAAAATTTATTGGTTTTACGTAATACCGCCTCAATGAATTTAGCGCATCGCTTCTCATTGTCTGTGATTTGATAGGTTAACTCCTCAAATAATGCTATCATAAATTTAGTTCTAAGTTTTCGTTTGGTTCTGGGATGTAAACGTTTAAAAATTCGGTTGCCCACTGTTGCACCTCTGCAATGAAATCCATGAATTGACTGGTTGAAAGTTCACTGGTGCTTTTGATTCGCTCGATAAACTCGCCATCTGTGTTCGATTCGTTAGTCTTTAGGAACCTAAATTTCAATAGGTCGTGGACTTGCTCGTTATTTCGATAGTTTTCAAAGCCTGCGTCAATCAATCCCGCCTTAACTATGGGCAAAACAACTCCATGATAGTAAGCATTTTGATTGTTTGAACGCTTTTTGGTGTTCTTATCCAATATAATTGAAACCTCTTTGCCGTTTAACGATTCAATGTGAGCGTCAAACATGCTTTTGTTTAAAATTCTCAGACGGCCGTCCTCAATTTTACCAATGTATTTAGCTTTCATATAAATAAACTTAAAATAATGCCTGCAATCATTGGTAAAATAATAAACACAAAAGCTAAAACCGAAATAAACCACAATAATTCGGCAAAAAATTCTATTGATTTTTTCATAACAATTCTTTTAAATCTATTTTTAAAGCCTCCGCAATTTTAACCAGTGTGCCGATAGTCATGTTTTTACCTTGCTCAACTCTCTGGTAAGTGCTTCTATTTAATTTGTTTTCAAAAGCAAATTGCTCGGCTGAATTATAGCCGAGTTCAATGCGTCTGTTTCGAATTTTGATATTGATTTTATTTAAGTCCATCCGCTAATAAATTTATCATTTCTAATTGATTAGCTATTTGCTTTTTTTGGTTTTCAATTAATCTATCCCTTAAAGCCTCAGACTCTTTATACTTTACAACCAGTCTTCTGTAATCTTCAATGGTTTCTTTTTGGATTTCAATTAACTTGTCTTTATTGTCAACCTCTTTAGATTCTGTAATTAATCGTTTATTGAAAAAATAATCGTATTCGTTTTTTGTAACCTTTTTGCCTTTTATTTCATAAGCGCCCGCAGAATCTTTATAGGTTTTTCGATTACCATTTTTATCCATAGTTATTTCCCATGTAAAACCATTTAAAGTGCTTTGGCAATAAATTCTATTTCCTTTAGTATCGTTAATAAAAATAGGAAATGCGACATCTTTTCTGTTTGTGATTTTAATTTCTATGCTCATGATTTTTAGTTTATTTTACCAATTGTTTTAGTTACTTGTTCGTGATAATTAGCCAGATATTCTCGGCACTGGATGACTTTAGCATAAATCTGCTCAATGATTTCGTCTGAATGCTCAATCGTGTATGCGAGCCAACGTTGGTTTGCAGGTAAATGGTCATAACTTACGGCGTTGCCATAGTTAACATCCTCTGGCGTGTTCATAAGCGCATAGAATAGAATAAATTGCTTGCGCCCAGTTATTTGTAAATAGCCTCGACCCTGCCAAACATAATCTTCATTGATTCCAGATACATTGTCAAGAAAAGTTTTGCGGTTAAATGGACACTTGATGTCCACGCAAATGTCTTCTGTCGGCAAAACGTCTGGCTCTCCGATAATATATTCATTTGAAAAAATATCGATGTTCTTTTCAGCAAAAGGAAAGCCAAGTTGCTCGGCCATAAACTGGATGGCATCGGCCTCAACGGCCTTGCCCTTTTCAGTGTACTTAGAATGTATTTCCTCATGGTCATCCGCATACCATTCGTGCAAATATGTTTTGCATCCCGCAGACAACTCACCCTCTTTTTTTGCTTTGCCCATGATTTTGGAAATCTGTGAGCATCTTATTTTGAATGGTCTCATATAGCCTCATCCATTAACATAATTCTTTGCTCTTCTGTGATGTCGCATTTAGCTTCAACGTCTGCAATTGTGATTTCACTATTAGCTAATTTTTCAACTATTTGAATCCATCCAACAGAGCCTTGAACTAATGCAATTTTTTTCTTTTTAGACTCTGTTTTAATCATTGGCTCGTAAACATCCTCAAATTTTCTATTTAAGTCAGAACCAAACTTTTTGCCAATTTTTTTAGCTGCATTTTTAATCGCTTCGGCGTATGCTTTTGGCAATGATAATTGCAATGAATTTGCTTTTTTATATAGATGAAATTCGGAAACTTTCGTGTCTTTGTCTTGTTGAATAACAGACGAACCCAATCCATCGTATTGAATCCATTGGTTAATAACTGGATGGAATACCTTAATTCTGGCATGACAAGAAATTTCGTTAAAAATTTGTTCATACGAAATAACTTCATATTGCACCAATCCAAAATAAATTTTATCCAATTCCTTTTCAATGTGCGAAATTGGTAAATATTCATAGCCTTGATGTTTTTGAATTTGCTCTGGCTTTGGATTTGAATTTAATAGCTTAGTAAAATTTTGCATTTTAATTCTAAACTCTTCAATTTGTGAATCGTTGTGAGACACTTCATTGTTTGTGATTTGATTAATTAGTTCTGACATTTTTTTAGGTTTTTTAGTGATTTGTAAATTTAAACATTTAAAGTATTTAATCAAATTTTTTAGCGAATATTTTTAAACAATTCGTAATTGTCTCGCAGTTCTAATTTGATGACTTTTTTCTCAGTCATTCCCAGTTGCGCCCGAATGTGTTTGCCCCAACGTTCTAAACTAATATTTGCGTCCTCTGGTCTAATGCCAGTTGTCGATTGTACGAAAATGACTTCTGTCTTTGGACATCCGTCCTCTTCTTGTCTGTGTGGATAGGTATGGATTAACTTCATGATTTGATTATTTGATTGATTAAAGTTTGATTAACTAATGAACCGCATTTTTCAATTAGATGCAATTTGTCCGCATCGCTTTTGTAATTCACTGGCAGTTTTATTATGCCATGACATGCAAGCAGTGTCATTGCTTGGTCGGCCGAGTCTGGATAATAAAGCGGAGCATAGCAATTTGGCATTGTAAATGTCTCCCAGTTTAATTTTATTTCAAACTCGTCTTTGATGTAATGCGCCATGAATGGCTCTTCAATTGTTTGTATTAAAACAAAACCTTGTTTTGTCAATACTTTCGAAAATGTTTCGATGTTAATTGCTATCATTTTATGCGTGTGATTTTAAAGTGTTTGCCATTATCGTAATAAACCTCAAATTCAAAGTCTCTATTTCTTGTTTTTCTGTAATAAGAAACCAGAGAGCGTTGGTTTTTTATTTCTGTTTCACTTACCGAATAGTTTTCGCCAAGTTTCATTTTGCCAATGATTGTCTGGTTGTAAGTTCTCGAAATGTCGCCCGCTTTTTTTCTTGCATGCTCTCTGACATATTTCATTGCGTCTCTAAGTTCAATAAAATTGCATTCGACTGCATGTTCTTTGCCCTCAAAGGCGTAAACCAGAACCTCGTTTCCGAATTGCTTAATCATGTAATCGACTCCATTTTCTTTGGCCTCGATTTTTCCTTTTAGTCTAAAGTTTACCACTTTTTTCCTTAATTAAATTGTAAAACAAATCATATTTATTCTCGTCAATGAATTGGCGGAATGGAATGAATGTCGCATTCTCTCCCTCGCCATCTGTCATGACTAAATATTTGCCATTTTTTGTGTTGGTGTTGACCTCTTCAATGCTATAAAATTCTGACAAATATTTGTCCAACTCATTTTCTGTGATTATTAAATCGCTTTCAAATTCGTTTTCGTCTGTGGTATAATAACCAGTAACAATGTAAGTTGAGCCATTGATAGTGATGTCAACAATTTCACACTCTGAATTCACTGGCAAACTCGCCAGTGTCTTCGTTTCTTTAGTTGCGCCCATTACGATAAGAAATAAAATAAAGAGCCAATAAATGAGCCGAAAAAAAGAATCAAAACTGCGAAACCTAATAAGGCCTCGTCAATTTCCTCAATCGATAAATTTGTGTTTTTTGTTTTTAGCTTGTTCATGATTTTAGTTTTAAATTTTATGCAGTGATGGATGCTGCGCCCCTTTTGGTTTTTAATTATTTTTTTATTCTATTAAATTGTGCTAAACATTTTGAGCAACATATTTCTGGATTTGAATTTACCCACGATTTAAAATCGATATAATCATTTTTGCCAATGCTCATTTTTCTATTACAAGCGGTAATAGACCCAACAGATAAATGTTGTTTTTTTGCTGATTGTCCAGATACTATGTTCATAATTTTACATCGATTGGTTTGATTCGATATTCAAATATCGTTTTAACTATTTAAAAAACAAAACAATTTTTATTTTTTTTTAATCTTTTTTTCACAATCTGCGATTTTAACTATTTAAAGCCACATTTTAGGGCAAAAAAAAAGCCACACATTTCTGCGTGGCCTTTCCAAACTATGAACCTAAACTAAAAAACCCGAATTTTAGACATTATATATAAAATTATTGCGATTAATATAATTAAACCGAATAACCAGAGAGACCATGTCCCGCTCTCCTTAACCACTTCTTTTGACTTCTGCTCGACTTTCTTTTGCTCAACCACTACTTGTTTTGTTTTAACCTCTTCGTGTCTCACAACGGCTAATTTTCGCTTGTGAATTATCTGTCTGGTTAACTTCTTTGGCGCTGACTGAATTTGCCCCAACGTATCGATGTGAACTTCATAGTCAATAGTCTCCAATATAACAACAACAGACGAATCGTTGACAACCTCTGTGACCTCGCTCTTTGTCTCAATCTTAATTTCGCTCTTTGTCTCGGTCTCAACGTTTGTCGCTTGTTTCTTGACTCCACAACTGCTCAAAATTATTGCCAATATTAGTATGTTTAATCTCATTATATTTCTTTTTTCTTTTTTTTATTATTTCCTCTAATTGGCTAATCTCTTTTTCTATGCTTTCTAAAATTTTATTCTTGCTCATCTTCAAAATTCAACCACTTCAACCTCTGGTCTATTAATTTAATTAACTCTGTTTGCCATTCCACTTTTTTATTCGGGAAATATAGCAATGTGTTCTCTTCAACCTCCCAAAGAAACTCTTTTAAGAAATATAATTCCTTATAGATGTCCTCATCTGCCATGTCTTCGATTTCCTCTTCAATGGGATTCTCTGGATTCTCTGGTTTCTTGCTCATTCTGCAAATATCGGAATTTTAACTGAAATTCCTCTCTTTTCGTCTAACAATGTAAACGCTTGCGCAGGCTTTTCGGGTTTGAATCCCGCTTTGTGTCCATAAGGAGACAAGCCAATCAATGACCCATTAACGCAGCAACTGGTTGTGGGATAGAATAATTGATGGAAATGGCCTAAACATGTAAAATCCGCTTTTCTTTGCTCATCTTTTCTTAACAAATATTTAATCAAAGGAATCGTTAACCCGCCAATGCCGCCCCCATATTTGACCGCTTCGCCATGAAAGAATCTAATCGTTTTTCCCAAAACTTTGACATAGCAATCGTCCGACTCTGGCATGTGAAATGTCATTCGCTTTTCGTTTCTGAATAAGTCTTTTAAATCCGAATACATCATAAACTCATAGTTGGTTGCCGAACTTGTTGAAATGTGCATCTTCTTTGTATTTCTGCCATGATTACCAACCGAGCATGGTATGATAAAATTTACTTTGGTATTTTTTAATAAAAACTCAAAGCCATTCATAATTAATTGCTTTGCCATTCGGATTGCCTGCAATGGCGATAGGTTATTTGACTCAACCAATTCGTCATGAATGTAGCCAGATATAAAGTCGCCACCCAACCAAACCACAACGTCTTTAATGTGAACATCTTTGCTCTCTTTGTCAATTAATTTGACAATGTTCTGGAATATAGCAATTGAGCGCTTTTCTGCAATCTTCAAATTGTATTCATTAAATCCATTGACTTGCCCACGTCTCACGTTCTCTTCAATGTGCCAGTCAGACAAAGAAATGATTGGCGTTCCCATGTTTTTTTGACCGCTTGACTTTTCAAATTTGATTTCCAGAGTGTCGCTCTTTTCTTTGATAGCTAACAAGTCGTCATAGGCCTGCTCGGTTGCCTCTAATTTACTCAACAAGTATTCGTTTTTCTTTTTAACGTCATTTAATTGAGCCGTCAATGCTTTGTTTTTTCGGTCTTCTTGAATTACAACTCCAATGTCTTTTATTTTTTCAATTGATTCCTCAATGTTCGGGAGTGGATTGTCTCTAAAAAATGCTTTGACGCCTGCTCTGATTCCCTCAATTCCAGTTGTGCCAAGTTCCTTTGGATAACTTTCCTTTAGTAATTGCGCAAAATGAGTTTTGTTTCTGCCAATTTGCTCGAATAAATCGAGGTTAGCAATGATTAGTTTTTCGTATTTCATAGTTTTAAGGTTCTAATTTTGTGCAAATTAGGAATTATTTTAACAATAACAAATTAACCGAGCAACGAATAGAACTCATTGAAATGCTGAATCCTATCTTCGAGACCAATTGTCCCGCCATTGACACGTTTAGTGATTGATTTTACAACGGCATCTGTTGCGCCTTTGTCTGCTATTGCGTTCAATCCATTTTTATCCCAAAACCATGCGGCCGATGCTAATGGATATTTGGTTGCGACCAATTCTGGATTGGTTATTATGTCTTCGGGAACGCTTTTGTCAAACTCAATATAATTAGCCTTGCCAGTTAGCTGAATAAATCCTCTGCCTAAATATTTGAATCCATCTTTTGAGACTTCATTGCCGTTGCCCATTCGATTGGCGTAAACCTTTGACGCAATTCGCTCTGGTTGCCTTGCATAATCTTTGGCAGAATCCAAAGTCGGAAAGTATTTTTTGAATGTTTTATTTAGTCCCTCAGCCGAATAGTTTAAATTTTCTTTGACTGCTCTGAAATTGGCCGACTCGTGGCCACACTGAGCCAAAAAATGCGAAAGCCTTAACAATGTATTTACTTTGTAATTACTTTGAATGAATGGAATCTGAGCAATAACCGAATCTGGCACATGCCCTTTCAGTTTTGCTAAATTCATTATTTACCCTCTTTAAAAAATTGCTTGAATAGACTTTTGCCAGTCATGTCCTTTAGGTTTTCGTCCAGAGACTTTAACTCTATGAACGCAATTAAGCCAGAAACAATCTTCATGACCTCAATAGTTGGCAAAAAATGTCTTTGAAAAATATGTCCTGCTAAGATTGCTAACATATAACCCATCCCTTTGGTAATTGTTGGCCTCATTTTACGGCTTGTAATCGCTTCGCCTCTTTTATGAGCGGCAACCATACCAGTGATAAAATCAATTAGCACCAGAAAGCTGATTCCCATCAAAACCGAGAATGTCGGAGAGAAATAGGTAACTAAATAAATGATAATAACGTCTAAACTTTTAACTAACCAATTTCTCATAACAAACACTCATCTGCTAAATTGATTATTCTGGCCATGTCCTCAAACACTAAAGTTGCATTTGCGGGATTCAAGTTCGAATAATTGCTTTGTCCATAAACTTTCAAACTCCAAAACCCAGTTGGCAAATCCACATTCACAATAAACGAATAAAAATCGCATTCAACCGCAGTGAATACATCAATAAACTCATCGCATCCATTATTCCTTGTAAATTGGAATAAATAAAAGCTAAATGACTCTTCTAAGAATAGAGTCACTTTTGTATCGATATTTGCGTCAATGACTACCACTCTGTAATTAAAAAATCATTTCCCTCAGTAACGATAAAATCGCATTTTTGGGTAACTATATAATCGCTATAATTAACTTTAACCTCAACGTCATTGTCATAAAGGAACGTTGCTAAACTGGGGTCTAAATTTGTTGGACTCGCTTGACCAAAAATATTAATATCCCAAATACCCAACTCAATGTCTTCAATTAAAACAAAACAAAAGTCATCGCATGGAATTGTTTCGTATATGCTTTTTTCAATTATACCATCTTTAATAAACACGAATAGATAGTAATCATGTACGCTTGGCAATGATATACTTATTTCGCTCGTTGTATTTTGATAGATTGTTAACATTATGATATGCTCCAGTTTTCTAAGTTTTTAGTATTATCGCAGTTATTGCACGATGCTTGGTCGTATAATGGATTCAAATTTTCGTTTAGCTTTAGCCATTCGAACATTTCCCTTGCATAATTTTTAGCAATCTGTCTCCAGTAACTTGCTTGCTTTTCGTTGGTGTCAAAGTCCACAAATTCGCTTTCGTCAGTTACTTTTCTGACAACGCTTTCCTTTGTAACTTGCACTGGATGGAAAAACAAAAAGTCTCCAAACGCATAGCAAACATGCACCTTTTTTAAATAGCACAATAATTCCTCATTTGCGATGCTTATATCTTCGTCTGTTATTTGTTGGCATAACTCATCAAATAAATCTTGACAAAGCAATTGATTAATGTATGTTATTTGTGTGTTCTTAATAGCAATTTCAATGTCCTCGCTCTCAATGTTTCTTGAAAGTGGGACGATGCCATAAAAATCTGTTTGTGTTATAAATTGACAACTGCAACAAGCCATTATTTTACTGGGTTAATAGGTGTAACAACTGGCGCAGACGTTGGTTTTGCTCCAATCAATCCCGCTAAACTTCTTATCTCTGCCTCAGACATTGACTCCAATACCTTATTGGCAACCAATGGCGACAATGCGTTAATATTATCAATGATATTGTTTGCCGCAGTATTCAGTTTGACTTCTTTAGCGCCGTAACCAAATGCGTCTCTGATTTCCTCTTCTGTAAATGCCCCTGCAAATGACTCAGCAACAAAAGCCAATGGAATTGAGTTGCTTACTTTTATAATTGTGCCGTCATAGCCATCCATTAATGTAGCCAATGCGTTCATTTCGTACATTAATAAATTTTGGTCATGTTTAATGACTGCATTTTGATAATATATTGACGAATCTGCAATTTCTTTTGCCGTTCCTAATTTGCCAGATACTTGAATGCCCGCCAATATAGATGGAACTTGAAATGCGGTTGCAATGTGGTCTCTAATTAAATTGGAAAGCGTGATGTACATTTCGTGAGACGTACTCTGGCTAAATGGAATGATTTGGATTGACCCCTCTTTTGATGAGCCATCTAAAATTGCAAATTTGCCGCCATTGTCTGCGCCAGTTAATCTGTCAGAAATATAATCCCTCAATGAGTCTTTCATGTCCTTGCCATTCTCATCCACTCCAGTCAATTTGTATGGCACATAAACAATGAATGCAGGCGCAAACGAATTGTCAACGTTGTTAGCATGGAAATTTTGAATCTGGCCATCGGCATAAATCCATTTCAATGCAGACGCATATTTTGGTTGCGAATAATACACTTGGCCAGGCTTGTATCTGCGAATATATTTAAGCGTACCATTCCATTTGCTAAAATCTTCAAATAAAGATTGCTCAACAAAATTTGAAATTTTAGCCTTTGTTTCAATGTCATTATATAAATCAATCGGAACGGCTTTGTATCTTCTGTCTTTTGTTTCTTGTTGCCAGTTACTTGACAACTTTGCAAATGTTATTTCAAAATCTTTATTTGGAATACCTA